GAAAGTATACCAATAATAGAAAAACTAATGAGAGCTGCAGTTGTATTAAAATCAGCATTAAATAATGTTAGCATAGTTAATACAAAAGATGCTATTGCACTTGATATAAATAATTTATCACCATATTTTATTTTACCTATAATAGATGCTAAACACATTGCACCAGAAATAAATAATGCCAACATTTTATGATGTTTTTCTGTATTTTCTTTTGTATTTTTAGAAGCCGATTTATCAATAGTATTGAATAATTTTTTTAATCCATTATTTATTACATTTGATGTAAATTCAATTATCATTAATACACCAATAACTATATGAAATCCAACTTTAACATATATATTATCTATAGTGTTGAAAAAATTAAATAAAATAATACTATAAGATAATAATGATTCTATTATAATTTTATACAATTTATTTAAATAATCATTCCATTTATCCAGTGCATTTTTTGCTGCTTTTTCGGCATCTGTTCGTTGACTACCATATGTTGTATTCATTGTTTCCAAAGAAGAATTATAAATGTCTTTTGAATTTTGAATAATATTTATGGTTGGTTTTATCCAAACACTATATATAATAATAGCAGATACTATAATAAATATAATTAATGCATACATATTATTTGTTAGTTGCATGATACATTTACTTTATAAAAAAGTTAAAAATTTTCAATCATTGTTTTTTTTCCATGACAATTTCTGCATAATGCTACTAAGTTATTAATATGATTTGACCCGCCATCGGCAAGACGTATTTTATGGTCAATTTCATACCATGCATCTAATGTTCCTTGACATCCATTGCATTTCCATTGTTGACTTGCTGCTACATATTTTTTCTTTGTACCACTTACACTTCTTGATGTTGAATCATTGCCAGATGACATGATTCGTTGTTCTTTGGGAGGAACAAAATGAGTATCTAAAAATGGTGTAAATAAATCCTTGGATGTTTTGTCTAAAGGCATGTAACGAACCATTCCATTCAAATGACCTATCATTGACCTTGATTCTGATGGATTTTTTTTAATAAACATATACATTGAAAATGCAGCAAATGCAATTCCAATAATTTTTAAATATTTTTTGTATGATTTAAGTTGTCCTGTATATTTACCTTCATGCCATGTATCCATAATAAAAAAAATAGTGCCTGCTAATATTAATAATTCAATTTTCATAGTATAGTTAAAGACATTTATCTTTCTTTGGATAATAATTTTGCAATCACTGATATTGTAGTATCATTCACGCTATACCTTTTTCCAATAACACTTACATTTATAATAGAACCAACTGTACAATCGAAAAATGTTTTATCTTCCATATGATGGTCTTTTGCTAAGAATATAATAAATGGCGATTCTTCATCTGGGTATAATTTACATTGTAATCCTGCAATTGTATTTGTTTCTACAATACAAGTTAATTCTTGATTATTGAAAGGAACGGCTATTTTACATTCAAAAACAACAGTAAATACAACATAATGGTCTTTCATGATACCACTTGAAAAACTAACTACATGTATTGAACCCTTTTTTACATATCCATCAGTTACACATTTACCTTCTAAGGATTGTAATGTATGCTCCAAAATTTCATTTATATTTTTGCCGCATTCCGACATTGGTATTTGAACCATTTTGGTCAAGAGTGAATCTGTATATATCATGGTATATACGGATACTATTCTTTATTTTAACTCAATTTATTTCTTCTTTTCTTTTTCTTTTTTCTTTTCTTTTAAATTTTCATTGATTAAATTAAAATTTCTGGCTACATTTTGAATGACTTCTACTGGATTTAAAAACCATCGTTTTCCTTTTGGTCCATGATGTTTTAAATCAAAATAACGTAAACAAAATTCAATTTGCCAAATCAAATGTTCAATTTTTGGAACTTTTTCTTCTTTACTAGAAGTGGGAATGAGTTGGTGCAAAATATCAATAGCATCTGGTTTTTTTGTAATTTTAAACCCATAACGAGGTTTTTCAGAAGGTAATGTAGGTAATGATAATTTAAATTCACGTTCTGACAAATCTTTAGAAACCGATATTCCACCTAAAGGTAGTTCTTTATTGTCTATATTTTTTTCAGAATCTTGTTTAAATACAGGTAAACTCGGATACTTATAATCAATATATTTGTTCCAATCTTTATAATAAGCAATTCGAGTTGCAGTATATTCCCATAAAATATAAATACCTTTGATTTCATATTGGTCATAATATATTTTCAATTGATGTTCAAATTCATTTAAACTAGGCTGTTCATGTAAATATTTGGCCAATTCAATACATTCTTTATCATTCAATCTGTCTAATAAAGCATGAATATATAATGTTCGTTTATCTGTATTCCATTCTTCCACTTTCATGGGTAATAATGTAGATAACTTTTTGTATAATTCTTCAAATACACTGTACATTAAATATTCATCTTCTACGGCACGTAATTGTGTATTTTCTTTTTCTGCCAAATCATATTTGGTTTTAAGTGTAGTAATTAGTTTTTGAACATTTAATTGTTGAGCTTCTTTTTGAATAGGTTCAATAATAATAGAATCGTGTACATAAGCCATTGGAATACGACGTTCATAAGTAGGAATAGTTGGTTCTAATGATGGGGGTTGAAACATATAATATTCTCCAATATTGACTATATAACCTTGACGATTAAATCGGTCAAATATAGGTGTTTTGTTATTAATCATTTCAGTCAAAATATAATCTATTTTTTCATTTGGTACAATAGTTAATTCATCCATTATTTCTTTTCTAGTATAAACATAATTTTTATTGAATAATACTTTTATTTGTTGAATAACTGCATTTTTATGAGAAGTTAAATAATCAATAGTTAATTTTGTTCCAGGTGTATATGAATCTGAATTACAAGTATAATTACAATTTTCCATATAATCAGTTAATACTGTATATGGCATATCACCAATTGGATGTTGTTTTTTCAAACCAGTAGATGTAATTTGGTGTACAGTTAAATTATTTAATGATTCATTTGTTTGAGTTTGAACTGAATTGAATCTACAATCTAACGCAATTTCTTTTAATACACGTGTTACTTCTCCTATTTTTTTTGCTTTTTGTTCACAATTAGAATACATTTTATAATCAATTGTAGGTAAAGAATTATCATGTAGCATGGCTGTATGCATAAAAATTTCAACATTTCTGTATTTAAATTCCAAGTCTTTGTGACTTCGAAACCGAACTGCACGTCCTATAATTTGTTCAATTTGACTTAAATTCCACCATGGATTTAAAATATGTATTTGACGTATATTTTTGAAATCAATACCTTCTGTAGTTGCATCTGTAATAATAACTACTTTAATTTGATTTCCATCTTTATTTTCAACTTGATTTATAAGAGAAATGGTATCTTGAATATTTATACTTGCATTAGCAAAAGATGGATTTAAAATAACATAAGAAAATCCATTATCGGAATGATTATAATCTTTACATAAATTGGTTCTTTTTGATTTGTCCTTGTATTTATAACCAATTGCTTCTAATGCAACTGCAATGGGATAAATACCTTCTGTAATTTGTCGTACATAAATTAATATGATTCCTGCTGATTTTTGTAAAATAGTTTGAATTTCATGTAATTTTCCACTATATTTGAAAATATGTTTTGGGTCAAAAAAATGTTCAGAATTTGGTAAATAAGATATATCGGGTAATTTACCTTGTTCATTTATAGTCATTGCTTCTTTTATAGATGTATTATTTGGATAAGCAACAAATGCTAATTGATTGTATGTATTAATAATAGATAATTCCATACCTGAAGTAGGAGTTGTCGATTGTTCTTGCATATATTTTTGTGATTGATATTCACTTAATTTTACAGGATATATTTTTACATGTTCCAATGTATAATCTCGATTTTCGGGTTGTTCATAATGTACATCTGGATAAATGCGATAAGGGAATGAGTATGGATTTTCACCTTTTACATATGAAATATATCCATGTAAGTGTTGTATAAATACATCTTTACCACCTTGAGTAAAATTATCATGTATATCAAAAATATCAGATGCATCTTGAATATATGGACGTTTATCATTTCTATTTAACAATTGTGATAAAAAGATAAAATCACGACAACTATGAAATACTGGAGTAGCAGTCATCAATAATAATTTAATTGTAGTATAAGTTACAATTTGTGTAATACATGTTGCAAAACTAATGGATTCAGATGCATCATCTTTAATATTATGAGCTTCATCAATTACAAATAATGCACCTTCATAATGTTCAGTAATATATTTTATTTTTCCAGATTCAGATTTACGTTGTAATGCATGTCCAACTTCATTAGCAAATGCTCTACATCCCATAAAAACATAGTAATCATCAATGAGAGATTGAATTAATTTCACTATATTTTCTTTTTTCATAGGAAGAACTTGATATGGGTCTAATTCTTGTAAAAATTTATCGCCTACACAACTAGTGCATACCCATCGATTATTTATTTGTTGCAAATGAGATTCATTAAATAATTGGTATTTAAAATTTTTTACAATAGCATCTGTCATAGATAAAATATAAATACGTTGTTGTTTACCAGATGTTTTTAAATAATTGCGATATTCTTCACAAATAGTAATAGACGAACATGTTTTACCTGTACCTAACCCATGAAATAATAACATTCCATTATAAGGTGTATAATTGGACATGAAATTACGAACAAACATTTGATACGTTGTCAGAGAAAGAGGTAATACATCAGTATCATGAACTATTTGTTTAACTTCTTCTTCTGTTGTTGGAATAGGTTGTTGAATAGGAATATTGAATTCTTTATATTCATGTAGTTCTGAAATAAAATCATCCTCAATAACTGGATATGGTTTAAAATCAGTATAATTTATACTAACACGTAAATCAGGTATTTTATATACAATGAATTCATTCATTATATATATACACGAATAAAAATAAATATTTTAAACATTGCGAGCTAGTTTTGACATATATATTCCTGCCAATAAAAATGCACTAAATAAAGGTAACATTACTAAGAACCAAGATATAAACATAAAGCCACGATTACAGAACCAATTTAATATATTTGTCCAAAGAAATACAAATATAATTGAAAATAGTAAATTAATTATATTCAATTTATTGTATAAAGAAGCAACTATTCCTGTAATTGCTAAAATCAAATAAATTTTGGCAGGAAGACAAAGAGCAGAATACATATATTATAGTATAAGATTAAAATTTTAAAAAATACTTCCTCCAAAATTGGATGGCATAGGTTCAAATGGTTCTTGGGCATTTTGTAATGGGTTTTCTGGACCTGAAAACATCGTATTAAAATCAGGTTCAGGAGTTGCCATAGGATTAGATGTATTTAATCCTGGAGGAAGTATTTGTGGTGGAACAGATGGTGTTCCCCCGCTAATTGGTTGTTTAGGGGTAAGTTTTGTAGTTACACTTGGAGATTCATGTAAAAAACGGTCAACTAATATAGATACTTTTTCACCTAATTTAGATACGCTTAACATAACAATTAATACTGGTAATATAGTTGTAATTACGTTTAAATCTGCATAAGGTGTTCCGCTCATGGTAGGTATATAAGTTATGATACGATGAATAAAAACTACACCTATAAATAATACAACAACTTGTATCATTATTTCTGATAGTATTGCTATAGTTCCTTTATCTTTATCTATTTCAGGTAAATAAGTTTGAACTGATTTATTTAGCATTGTAATAAAAATAACACCTAATACACAATATTGTATAATATTTACAAATTCATTTTTACTTTCTGGTTCAAAATTAAAAACATGATTGACAAAGTTGGGTTTTTCAATTTCCATTGTTGTATATCAAGAAATTATTATTAGTTAAAATGAATAATATTAATTCTTTAGCAAAACTATGAAATCTGCAAATCCTTCAAGAACTTCTAAACCTTCATTAATTACTCCAGAACATGCAATTTATATATTAGGCAATAAAATTTCAACTCTAGAAAATAAATTCACTAAAACAACAAGTGTTCTTGAAACAAAATTAGGTAATCATGAAACATATGTAACTGAAAATTTACCTGATTTAGAGTGTTTCAATAATGCATTTGCAGATATTAATAAGCGTTTGCTTGATTTAGAAACATTGCATGACCGTATTGCAGCATTAGAGGCTAATGCTAACATTAAACCTGTCACAACAAAAAAAAAGAGTACATTAAAGTTAAATGAATTAACGGATGCTACCCCTGCACCTAGTTTTGCTCCAGGCATATCCTTTTCGTAAAACTGTATAAAAACAAGTATACGATGTTAATAATGAATACTTTGATAACATTATTAACTATTTGTCTTGTAGTTATTGTTTATATGCATGTAGTATTTCAACTAACAACGAGCAATGATTTAGAAATTTTTGAATTAGAAACACCTTCTAAAATAAAATTAGAAGAAGTATGTAATTTACATCAACCTTTTTTATTTTTTTATCAAGATGTTTCACTTTCTATTTTTCCGAAACTAACAGAATATAAAACATTTGATGTTACCGTGTATGATGCCAGTTTTAATTCATCCAATGTAGCATTGAACAATGCATTTCAATTATTTGATAAAAAAAATTATATTTCCATGCATAATTCTGATTTTTTACAAGAAACAATGTTATCAAGACAATTTACTACTACAAATGCATATTTGCGTCCTCCAATGGTTGCATCTATTACATATGATATATTGATGGGAGCAGAAGGCTCTACTACTCGTTTAGAATATAATACCCAATATCGTAATTATTTTTATGTTTCGAATGGAACAGTTACTGTTAAATTAACACCACCTAAAAACGAAAAATATTTGAATGTTGAAAAAGATTATGCAAAGCAATCGTATTATTCATCTGTTCATCCATGGAATACAACTTTAGACAAAGTAAAATTTTTAGAGCTTACACTAGTAAAAGGGCAAATGTTATTTATACCTGCTTATTGGTGGTATAGCATAAAATTCGAAAAAGACTCTTGCGTTTGTACATTTCAGTATAAAACTGTAATGAACATAATTGCTACGTTGCCTGATATTTGTATGGGAATATTGCAACGTCAAAACACAAAAACTAAATTAAAACTTACTCCATCTTTTCACGTGAATCCTTCATCTTCTGACGAGTCTCACACATGAGGAGACCACGATGAACACCGGTAACATCAGTAGCATTGTACTTATGCTTAGTATTCTCAAGTTCAGACTTGACAAACTCTACATACTCGCCCTGTACAAGATACTTATACTGATTGGTCTCAACAGTCAAGTTTGCATGATGCACGAAAATATCAAGTCCCTCATGGGTAATAAATCCATAGCCGGTTTTAGTGTTAAACCACTTTACACATCCAATAACACGCGACATACTACTATTGGTAATAATTCTTTATATTATTTTATAATTATAGTATAATGAGTAAATCATCTGATAGTGTACCTAAAGTTATATCTGAAAATACAAGTAAACTATCTATGGATTTTGATAAATTAATGTATACCAGTTTATTTTTTTCAATTATTGAAATTACATCAGGAATACTAATGTTTATAAATAAAACATTGTTTTGGGGAACAATATCTTTTATGATTGGTGTTTTTTTCCAATGTTTAATTGTATTAACTACATTAACTAATATATCAAATACACCTATTTCAGAAAAAATTAAAAAAATGTATGAAAAAGGAATATTTATGTTTATTTATATTTTACTTATTTTAGGTGTATACATTTATTCTATTGCACATAGTAACGTTCATATAGCAAATAATGAAATGCCTTCACAGTGGACATGGTATGCACGAATTATAGGCGTTATTTTATGTTTTATTATTACACCTATTTTAAATATACAAATTAATAGTGTTTTGAAAACAAATACAGATACTAAAGATAATCAACAAAAAGGAATTATTGCATCTCATTTTCTTTTCATTTTTGTTTACATTCAATATATTATTTCATTTTATTATCAAACAGATGGTTTTACAGTATAAGTTTATATGCTAATCCAAATGCTGTTTCTGATTCCCATATACCAGATATTTTTAATATAACTTTATCTGTTATATTTGAAATTTTATATGAAATAAGTTGTTTAATTTGCATATTCTTTTTTTTATTGGATGAACATGTATATACTGATAAAATATCATTTTCAATTTCGTGTAATTTTTGTATATTAGATTGAACCGAATCAGAAAAAGGTATAGATAAATATAGACCATTAAAAGAAATCATTGGAGGAGAATAAATAATACGTGTAAATATACTATTCATAATTAAATTATTTTTTACAGGTGGTAATAAAAATAAAAATTGTTTATTATAACATTCAATATTTTCTATTAATATCATAGTAACCAATTATACAATATATTTACATAGTTTTCCTAAAGTTAATTGCAATTTCTTGTAAAACTATAATATTTTTAAACGCATTTATCCAGATAAATATATAAATTAAAAATAACTTAAATAACTACTACTATATAGTGTATAATGCCCGCTAAGTCTAAGTCTGTTCCTAAGGTTACTGAGCCAGTTGCTGCTGCTCCTGTTGTAGTAGCACCTCCTGTTACTACTCCTGCTGTAGTTGAGCCTGTTGTCGAGGAGTCGGCATCTGACCTTTCTACTGAGTTTTCTAGTGCTATGACCAAGCTTACTGGACTTCGTCAGCAGCTTTCTGCTGTCATGCTTGACATTCGTAACGTTCAGAAGCGTGCTGACCGTGAGCTTAAGGCTGCTCTCAAGTCGAGCAACAAGCGCAAGAACAAGAATGCTACCCGTGCTCCCAGTGGTTTTGTAAAGCCAACCCTCATTAGCGACCAGCTTGCTGATTTCCTTAGCAAGCCCCATGGTTCGCTCCTTGCACGCACTGATGTCACTCGCGAGATTAACGCATACATCCGTGCCAACAAGCTTCAAGATGTTACCAACGGCCGAAAGATTATTCCTGATGCCAAGCTCAAGAAGCTTCTTGCAGTAAAGGCTGATGATGAGCTTACCTACTTCAACCTCCAGAAGTTCATGTCCCAGCACTTCAAGAAGGCAACCCCTGCTGTTGCACCTGTAGTTTAAGTATTAATTTAAAAATAATACAAAATAAAAATATAAAAAAATTATATTTTTATTGAAAAAAGATTGAAATGTGTTTATTTCAGTGTACATACAAATTCATTTAAATATTCATATTTTGTATTTGAAATGTCAAAATCATGATAAATAGTTTCCAATAATTCAAAATTAATAGATATATTTACTTTCATCCAATCATGTAAATTATTATTGGATGAATTTTGATAACTATTATAAATATTGAATATATTTTTATTCGATTTATAATAATCAGTACCAGATACAAT